GTTTCCCACTTACCTGCAGCTTGAGAATCCTCTCTGAGTCTGGTTTTAAAAACTTGTTGGTATTCTTGCGAATCAATTAGTCCTTTAGCCTTACGTCCAAACCTCACAGAAAGCTCAGTAGTATTTGTAGATTGTATTATTTTTAATTTAGGATTCTTTCCAACCATCCAAGAGGGTAAAAGGTAAGAAGCAAATTCAGATTTGGTATGCCTAGGTGGCATATTGATAATGAGTCTCTTAATTTTTCCTTGAGCTAATTTATTAAATTTATCTGCGATCTTTTTATGATGGGACCCCTCTATAAATTCCGGCCAAACATGTTTAACAAAGCTTAGAAAGTCAGATTTAACCTGAGACTCCTTTTTCTTCTCTTTCCATTGATTCATCATTAGTGAGAGCTCTCTTCTCACATCAGCTGGTAATTTATTAAAATTTTTTAATTTTTCTCTGTCTAGGTTCATATAGGAGTCCCAATAAGTATTTTATCGCTTTAAACGTCTAAATCAAGGTCTAAAGTCAAAACTTTGGGACCCCTTTTTGAGTTAAAAAAAACCCATTTTGGACTAATTTGAAAATTGGAGATCGGGTTGGGACCTCTTGGAGCATGGCGCCCGAAGCCGGGCGCCACAACCTGTGGTTGTATGCATTCACTGCATACATACACAGGTTGAAATCTAGTGAACTGTGTTCTGTTTATTGCTCTTGTTCTTAGCAGTCAACCATTCCTGATATTCATCAGACTTCATCGTTAACTTCTGTAACTCAGGTAAGACTAACAAGGCCATTGCATAAGACATTGCTTCATCCCCTATTTTTTTGCATCCTTGTTCAACTCTTCTTGGGACATCAGTATTATCTGGCGCATTATAAATGAATAATGCAGTCGCAATTATTTCTGGTGTCAGATGCTTTGGAAACTTTGCATCCTTAATTCCAAAAAGGTTTTCTGCTATTTGTACTTTCATGGCTTTCTTTCTATTTCTCATATCGCTCCTTTTTAAGTTAGGACTATCCTATCAAACAAATGTGGCAAGATTAAGACAATCTTAAAAAAAAATTCAACCTGTGAGTGTGTGACATTTTTATCACATGTGCTTGCATTTATGCAACACACTAGATACGGGCCACAACCTGTGGCTGTATGCATTTACTGCATACAACCAGTAGTAAGTATTTAATTCAAAAAGGTTTCCTCCTTTTTTGTTCCAGTTTAAATAGCTGAATATCAACTTGTCTTAAGCGATGCTCTACGTATAAGAACAAACTAAATCCAGCTACTATAAAAAAGATTCCCATGATTAATAATAAATTAAAAATCATGTGTATCTTATTGTCCAGCTGTCCATCGCTTTACGATAGCCACCTGCATCAATATCCCAATAACAATAAAAAGCCCTATCAGCTTTGGTTGTATCTTGCACAGACTTATCATCATTCAAACCATTTCTTGTAATGGTCTTTTTATCTTTAGATGAATAATAAGTTATTTTAAAAGTTTTAGTAATCCAATTAATCATATTAAAATATATCCTCCACCTTTTTAAATACTTTTTTTGGTACTTCTATTTTAACTATAATAAAACTTCGTTCTGTATCGTTTTCACTTAACAACTCCAGTGCTTGTTTTATTTCTGTTGCTCGTTCTTCGGTCTTTGCAACCTTCTCAATATTAAAATGGTCAGGTTGATGGTTCCAAGTATGTCTTTCAACAATAAGGAACTTTGTATCATACTCCATATTTACTCCTTGTTTTGATTTGTTAAACATGGGATAATTATATCATATCCCATGCTTAATGTCAATAGTTTATTTATGCTCTATTGCCTTTGGTTCTTCATGCCAAGATATCCCTAGATATTTTGTCATGTGCTTATTCAGACTTTCAATCAAACTAGAAGGCGCTTCGCTTTCTAAAATGCTGTCCAGCGCTGAACGTTTTATGCCTTTAAGTTTTGCTAACTGCTTGCCTTCTGGTCTTTTTTCTATTTCTCTCTCCGCAAGTGATTTAGCCCAACTTCTTAATTGTTCCTGGCAATCCGACAAAGTGATTTTGTCATCATCATAACGATAACTTTCTTTATCAAATTTGGAACTTAAATCGGCCTTCATATCTTTCGTTGTAGCTTTCTTTTCAAAAAAAGATTGCGCTGAAGATTGCGCTTTTTGCAAATCTTCTTCAGCTTGTTTTAACGCGTCTATGATTGGTTGTGCGCCGATTTTAACAGCAAGTTTTTTGCTTGCCTTCTCGGTTGCTTCTGTCGTATATTGTTTGACTAGAAGCTCTTGTTCTTCAATTAGAGGGTTGAGCTGTCTTTTAACTTTTCTCTCAAAATGCTCTAATTGATATTTTGTCATTTTTGGCATATATTTATTTTTCCTTTCTAGGATAATCCTATCAAATAAATGTGGCAATTTTAAGGCAAGGTTTTTTTATTTATTACACTAACCACCATCCCCAACCGCCGTCCAAGTATATAGGATAATTTAGGATTTGTCAAGAAGTTTATTTTTTTTTATTTTAGTTTTTGCCATAGTTCTGCCACATTTCTCCTATATTATCTCAACTAGGCTCCTGAAGTAAGAGCCTTAATAATAACTGCTTCAGGGACAACTTCTGGTTGTAGTACATCAAACCGACAATAGTCCGTCTTTGTGCTATGAGCCAGAACTGATCCCTGATCTATTGGAGCTATTGGTTTGACCCCGATGTTATCCAATGGATCAGGGATCAGTGACCTAACGGTAACTGTGCAGAGTGGCTATCCCACTATAAATATTGGGTGTTACCCACTGATCCGTGATCATATATCCTTTATCCGGCAACGGGGGAAAGGTGGACACACGCGCGACTCCATCCGATATATGATCAGGGATCAGGTTGAAATAACATTGGCCTCTGCCCTGAAGATCGGGCGGGCCTGATCTCCGACCACAATGGGCAACTAACCATTGTAGAGCAAATGTAGAAGAGTTCTGGGTGGTTTGCCAACTCTTGCTTCTTGCTTTCGTTGTGGTCGGAGATCAGAACAAGGAGAAAGTATGACTATAGAAGAAAAGACAGCTAAGAAGAAAAAAGTTTCCAGCTGGGCCATTCAGGTGCAGTGGGATAATGGGGACGTTGAAAACATTACTGAGATTCCAAATGGCGTAGCCCATGAAGTGGATGAATGGTTAACAGAGAAAGAAAATGAGTAGAAAAAAATTAAAAAGAAAAAAGGCTCAAGCTTCAAGCATCAAGCAAATTGATTTAAAAATAAAAAAAGCATTAAAGGAGGGCGCATACAAGCGCTGGAAAAAACTCTTGAAGCAAAAAGGATCAAGCATCAAGCCTTGACAAAGTAATAGATTAGGATTATATAGGATACTATGAATATACACGAAGCATGGAACCTGGTCGGAGGCCTAAGCAAGCCATCAAAAATGCCCGGCTTCAGTTATGGTTTACCAGCCAAAGAATGCAAAACGGGGTCAAAGCTCCGGCAGGTTAAAGGATCAACCTGCTACAATTGCTACGCCTTAAAAGGCCAATACTGTTATCCAGTCGTACAGAATGCACAGTACCGAAGGTTGAATTCTATTACTAGTCCTCTGTGGGTTGGGGCAATGGCTTTATTAATTAATAATAGAAGGAAGCCAGAATTCAGGTGGCATGACTCAGGGGACGTCCAGGATGAAGAGCACCTAATTAAAATTTTTGCTGTCTGTATATTAACACCTACAAAACAGCACTGGATGCCAACGCGTGAAGCGTGGGTTTTAAAATATTTAGATCAATGTCCGAAAAATTTGATCATACGTTTTTCCATGCCGATGGTTGACCAGGAGCCTCTAGGCTCCTGGCCTAATACATCAACGGTCGTCACTAAGGGCGCAACATGCCCAGCTCCTGCGCAGGGTGGAAAATGTTTGACCTGCCGAGCTTGTTGGACAAAATCAATTAAAAATGTGAGTTACGGGAAGCACTAGAAAAAATGGCCCGAATTAAAAATTTCTTAACGCCTCAATGGATGAAAGAATTCGAGGAGCTCAAGCGTCAAGCAGCGGATGAAAAGAGAAGAGCAGCAAGCATCAAGCCCAAAGGCTCAAGCTTCAAGCCTCAAGCCAAGTTAGATAAGAGCAACAAGCAGGAAGTCCCTGACGCAGAGGCTCAAGCCTCAAGCCCCCGGAAGCAAGCTCCTTGATATTTTTCCCCTCATAAAGTTTTACACCTTTGTGAGAGGCCCCAAGGGCTTTGATCATTATGAATGTATTGTATGGATGACTTAAATGAAAAGAGAATTGATGTGGAGAGAAGCGAACAGTGTTTCCCTTAGTAACTTTCAATTCAACAGTAAAAAACTTGGAATTAATATTATAACCCAATAGATCAGGAGTACCAAAAGATACGCTATTTTCAATCCTTGTCCACTTAATTTGAGGTGTAGATTTCTTAACTTCATGCCAAAATTTTCTTTCTGGTTTCACTACTACTCTTTCTTAAGAACCTTACCCATTTTCCAAGTTTCAGGAGTGACTGTGAAGACCAAACGATGTGTTTCTCTTACACCTATTAATTTATTTTGCAAGAGTTTCATTCCATCGATGTCCATAAATTCTCCACTCGGTAATAGAACTTGGACTCGTGCATTCTTGGCCACTTCTCCTTTCATGAACTTATCTAATACTTGTCTTAATAATTTTCCGGTAAACATAGGTTGCTTTATAACTGAAGTTGTATTATATTTCAAGGCATGGATCAACGACAATTTATATTCAAGAAAAAACTACTTAATAAGGACCAATGCAAAATGCTGAGGGATGAATTTGAGAGCAGGAGAGCTGAGAAATCAGGGGAACACTGTTATAATGCAAACACAGGAGTTGATACATCCTCAACGTTTAACCTGGTCCATCTTCAACATGGAAGCGAGACATTTCATATCGTACATGAAGCAATTAAAGGAATGATCAGTGAATGGTTGGATTATCTTAAAAGTTTAAACTGTGTATCAGTTAATATATTAGCAGATGAGATTAACTATCCTCACATTTATAGATTGATGTGCTACGAACAAGGTGGATGGCTGCATCCTCACATCGATGGTCATGACTTTGTTACAGCCAGCTGTACCATACAATTGAACAACGATTTTAATGGTGGTCAGTTTAAATTCTTTAATGGCAAACACACAGAAGATTTAAAAGAAGGAGAATGTTTAATCTTTCCTGCAGGATGTTTTTGGATACACCAGGTTACACCGGTTACTAAAGGCAAGAGATATTCTGTTAATACTTTCTTATGCTCAGTTACAAATGAGAAAATGGAAAAGCTAACTCGAATCAAGAACTGGGTTAAAGAAAAAGAAATTGAATCACATTATTATAATGGAGACTGGGTTGATAAATATGGCTCAGCTAAAATAAATAATCATTACGT